AGTGACATTATCACCCTTTTCGTTCTCTATTTCAGATTTCTTCTTTTCTATATCTATAGATTTTTTATGTAAATCAATTATCTTTTCATTAGTATCTGCAATAGTTCTAATGGTTTCTGCAACCACTTCATACGCACGTGCAGATTCAGATTGAGATGCAACATCCATCAACCCATCAAGAGCATCCTTTCCTTTTACTACTAATTCATAATATGTCCCACGAACACTATCATAATCACTCTTAAGATCTTTTTCTCTATCATCAGTAGTTTCAGGAAGACGCTCTCTAAGTGGTACTATTTGATTTTCTTCTTTTGGTGGTTTTACCACATCCAGATCAATTGGATTTTCATCATATTTACTCATTCAAACCCTCTATGCGTCCTTACTAATTGTACCACCAACACCATCTGCACTAATATCACCCTCTTCAACTGAGAATGCATCGAGTTTTATTTCTCCAGCATCAAGGATAAGATCAGAATCTGGAGTATCATCATACATATTAATCAGAATAGCAGGATCAGTTCCACCAGTACCTACCGCACCTTTGATAATAGCCGAAGGTGTAGAAAAAGAACCTGCAAAAGATGTATTTAATGTAAAACCAAGAGTCCAAACAAATGTACTACGTGTTCTAAAATCTCCTTGATAATTATTATCTGGAGCAATACTATTTAATGTAATTTGAAGATCTTGGACAATAGTTTGATTTGTTGTACGTATGAGCTTGATTGGTATATTAAAGGTCGGATTGAAATGTGGAATTATCTGCTCTACAATCTGTGACCAATCTGTTGTCTTATTTGAAAAACAATACAATTGATAATCCATCATGTATGGTGGTGGTGTATATCCTTCAATACGATTATCTGATACAACACCACCTTGTCGAACTCTATTCAAATGAGAAAGTTTTCGTGCCGTATCATACATTATTGATAGCATTTCAAATCCCATTGTTGGAAGTTTGAAGGAAACATCACCCTTTACAGTATCAGATGGGTTTTCAAATACACGTGAATACCACTTTTGTTTTGGTGCATATCTTAATGGAACTTTTTGAACACTTGTTGCACTACCACTTGAATTTAAACGTTTAATACTAATATCATTAAAGAGAGTTCCAAATACAGCAGTTACTGTTCGAATAATGTCATTGTAGAAATAAGTACCTAACATTAAAACTCTCCAAACGGATTACTTTCGGTAAAATCAATAAGATCATCAGCAGTTTCTTCGATCTGAAAATTATCAGCCTCTGTTTGCTCCATTTCTTTCTCTTCTACTTCAGCAGCTGTTAGTGCATTAACCGTCCAGTTTGCAGCAGATGTATTACCCTTAAGTGCAGCGTCACCAGCAGGAAATGCAGATATGTTGTAAAGTTCTATACTTGGAGCAGAAGAGTTGAACGATTTTACCAAAGCAGTCATAGTTGCACCAGCAAAGTTAACACCTTGGTAAACAGTCTCACCAACAGTAAATGTACCACTACCGCCAGCATTGAGCTCAAATGTCGTTCCCTTAGCTATAGTTTGACCAAATGTATCTATTAAAGGAACACCAGTATCAATCAATTCACCCTGAGATTCAAATAATTCACATTCAAGATCATAGAGTAATATCTTACCCAATTGATAGAATATGGACTCATCATTTACATACGATATTCTATGTAGATGATTTGTAATAGAAAACCAAATAAGGTCACCTTCTCGTGGTTTAGTTACACCAGCTATTGTTTCAACAGCAGATACAGTACCAGTAGTTCCATCCTGCATATCTGTAACTGTTCCAGCTATAAATGTACCACTCGTATTTTTAACAATAGTAACATTACCAGCAGATTGAACCACTGTACCAAACTTTGGTGTACCACCACTATCTCTTAATATATTTCCAGCTGTGAATGTATTGTTTATAGTTAACTTCTGTTGAGTTGTATTAACCTCTGTATTAAATCTATTAACTGCAACACTAAATGTTACGGTTTCTCGTACCTCAATACCAAACTGAGAGACAAACTCACCTTCACCTTCAAAGCCATCAACATTCTTAACATACATTTCCAATGGATATGCAATGTTGTATGAGCTTGTAGCTGAATCCTCACCGAATATACTATTTGCATCATTCAGTGTCTGAGGGAGATAGTAGTTATCTACACCATAAATCTGTATTGATTCGGTGATTAGATTTTCTAATGTAGATTGTTCTATTGCACTCGATGTATTGTTAAATAAAGATCTTGTTGCCATACATTAACCAATAAATACACCAAGTGGTGCAGCTTCAGTATCCTTTATCAACAATTCAAGTTTTTCAATATCAAGATTTGCGTCATCTAATATTTGACGACCACTAAATGTGACACCACCGATTGTTTGAAGTCCATCATACTTTGATAAATTAGAACCCCATTGATGTTTTATCAATGCAGTTGTATAATCTCTAAGCCATTTGTTTGTCCACATTGTAGATGTAGTCTCACTGAGTTCAACAAGAGAATCAAATACCAAATAATCATCTGCTGAGAATGTCCCCCAATCTTCAAAAATCTCAACTTTAGTACTATGCTTATTGAAATTAATGGAAGTGTGAAAATCAAAGATATTTTCAATATGCTCCAAATGTTGCATTGCAAAGTAATAGTACTGCATTTGTGAACCAGACAAACTATGTACATGACTATCCATATACTGATATTCGACATCAAAGAATGATGTTCCACCCTTTGCCGATTTAGTAGAAAGAAATCTACTTATACCAAGAGGCTTAGGAGATAAGTTAGCGAGAAGTATATATTTATTAGTGATATCTGCTGCTGTTAATTGATATGAGATAAAAGCACGCTCTGAACCATCATCGTGATATTCCTGAAAATGTTCAATTGCTTCATCTATTCGGTCTTGTGCTTGATGTTGTGTGACATTGATATCAATTGCACCCTTACCGAGTTTCCTCATACAATATTCTAAAAATTCAGTACGATTCGAAGGTAGCGCCATACTAATCTCCTAAATTATCTTTCACACACACATACACTGGTGTAAAATATTTATATATGATGGGAGTAGAACCTGTTGCCGGCATTTGTGCATAACCTTGCACTTTCCACATACCCTGCTCATTAAATTCAGTGGATACGATAGTGTGAGAAAGTATAGTTGTACCAACAGCAGTGATATTGCTAATCTCACTCTCTACATTTGATGGTGATTTTTGAAACATCTTTACTGCCTGTGCTGAAGATAGATCAACAGCTTCAGTACCACTTATAGTAAGTTGTAGCACATCACCATACTCACCTATGTATAATTCTTCTTTATTTACAGATACAGCCATATCATCCTCTTAACTATTTAGTTATTAGAGTCAATATATTATTAAGATAGTAAACCACCTACGAAATATGTAATAATAACAACACCAGCCCAAATACCTCGCTCAATCCACTGGTTTATTGCTAAATTTAATTGGAATGTTTTTAAATCTTTTTCAATCTGTTGACTTTCGAGAACGGACTCGCTTAATAATGTCGCTTGCTCTACTAAGGAGTTCTTTGTTTGTTCCAAGTCCACCTGAGAGAGAGTTAACTGTTGATTGAGCAGATTCATTGACTCGCTGAGATTCGTCAAGTCGCTCTTTTGCGCTGTCAACAGTATTTTCTGCGTCGTCAACAATTCGCTTAGACTCGTCAATTCGGTCTCCTGCGCTGTCAACTGATTCTGTTGCGTCTCTATTATTGTCGATAGCTCGTTCAGTTCTTCCTCGGTTATTTCGAAGGTTTCCGAGAATGCCATCAAGGGAAATACCAGTAGAATTGCCACCAATGCCTTTTTTACTAACAAGTTTCACTCCTATTAACACAACCACACCACCAATAACCCATCCTACTATAGGAATTGATTTTAGTAATTCCAATATACTATCCATAATTTATTTCTTTCCCTTACCCTAACCTATATCCACGACTAAACATATGAACTGAAGTCGAACCAGAACCTGTATTTCTTACCATATACCATTCAAGTTTTCGTGCAT